GATCTTTGTATTGCTTCAAAAGAGCGATCAGATGCAGCTCTATTATTAAATGCTCTAGCAACATTAGCCGCAGACTGAAAGGCTCTAGCATTCTGAAGCCTTTTATTATGATCCTGCAATGCGCTAAGTTTTTCCATCTTAGCGTTTTCTTCATATTGCTGGGCTATCATAGCTTGCCGTTTTCTTTCAGCTTGCCCTGCTTGGATACTGCCCATAGCACTAACGGCAGATCCAATTAACTGTAAGCCTGCCGCCGATGAACCGCTTGCCGCTACTGCTGGAATACACATTAGAACGCCACCTCTACTATCATACCATTAACTTGCAAATCCAATGGAGCAATCTGAGATATAGTTACTCTTGGATCTTTGCTATATCCTAAAGCCCTAAATTCTTTTTTACCGCTTACCGCAACCCTTGGTAAAGAAGGATCAAAAGTAACATTTCTGACAATAAGATTTGTTCCATTAACAGATACACTTAATGTATCCTCAAGATCTAATGTTATCAAAGTAATCTTTCTAGGTCTGCCAGTTAACGGACCTCCCACAACAGCCGCATCTAACGGCAATGTTTTTAAAACAGGAATAAACTTATAACCAATCTGAACAGACGTTGATTCTTTAACGGCACTCACATCAACTTCGCCGCCAGAAACTGTAAATTCACCAAGATATTCTGTGCCGTCAACAACATCAACAACAGCGTCATTTGCAAAATGACTGCTAACATCGAATACACCAGCAACTCCGGAAAACTCATTCGAGAAATCCATAAGTAAATCTTTATCAAACTGTTCAAGAAATAACTTATCTGTGCCAGAACCATCATCCCTTACTGTTACGCAAAACAAATCTTCATTAACTGAACAGATGCTATGGAAACGTCCTTCAGTTTCCCAATTCATCCACCCTGCTTTGTTTTCATTTCTAACTTGATAATATACACCAATCTTTCCATTATCCATAAGAAAGAACGCATAATTCCCTGGCCTGTCCAAAGAGCCTTTAACTGTAGCTAATTGAATTGGATTACTTATTAAATGGTTAGATAACAAAGAAACCATATTACCAACATAAGCACCTTCAGCATCAGAATACACATAATCCCTTACCGCAGTACCTGTAGCTTGAACAAACAATGTAGAACCATCCAAAGATTGTGGCCTAACATAACCTGTACCATATGGTGTCTGTGACGATATCTTCGCATTAGCTGGCGTTACACCGCTATCAGAAAATGCTGGAATATAAAACTCTTGCTCAGAAGCAAACACTTGCAGATCACGATTTGATACAAGATGTCTTATTGTGTTATTGACACCAATGTTTGCATCAAGATCAAGCGCATCATCTTCTTCAGCATCGCCAATGTCAAAGTTAAAATAAAACCCTGTCTTTGACCCCCAGATGCCGTCAGGCTGGCTTTGAGTGCCGCCAAACCACAATCTATCTTCATGGAACGTAATAGCCGCTGGGAAGCCTCTCAGGGACGAATATGATTGCTCAAACCAGTTAGTTGTAGCGGCAGAAGATTCTACTGTGGGTGAACCGCCACCATCAATAGTTGCACTGGCACTATGACCACAATCGTAATCATAGCGATTTTCATCAATAACTCTGTTTATTGTAAATGTGCCATTGACATTACTTGCGGCAATGCCACCTAACCCTGCGGCTTCAGCAATAACAATAGATGCGCCAGCAGATAATCCATGAAGAGGGTGCGTAACTTCTATTATGTTTGTGCCATTCTTTGTTCTTAAAGCATCAACACCTAATTGCGTTTTTAGCGTGCCTTGGATTGTTGCTGTAACTGTTGTTGCATTTGTATAAGCAGTAATTAATGCTTCTGTTTGATCAATTAATATTCTTGTTCCAACATGATCGCTAACAAAATAGTCTGCGCTAGATGTTAATGTAACGCCAGATCCAGTGGTTGCGCTAGCAGAAATAGTAACACCATTAGGTTGAAAATTATAATATGGTTGATAAACTCTATTGCCATCTAAAGATTGATCAAATGCAAAAACACGCACCTCAAAACTTGTTAAGCCTGTACGAACCAACATTCTGCAAAGAAAGTCTTGGTGTGTAAAAAACATAAAGTCGCCACGTTGAGCAAACGTGACTTGATTAATATTTGTATTGTCAATAGGGATAGCGTTAGTGTCAACATCTTGTGTGACTGTAGCTACTTTAGTTATAGAGCCAGACAAAGGTATTCTAAATATTTCAAACTGACCGCTAGATATAGCAACAATATATTTTTCATCTTCTGAAAAGATAAATGGTTCTATTCTAATTTGTTGCGTAAGAGAACTGTTGTAGACTTGAGAAAAAGAATCAATTAACTTTGTCCCAGGTCTTCTAATAACACCACCCTCTGCGCGAACAAAAAAGTTTCTAACTGTTTCACCAGCGCGAGTGTAAACATTAGAATCTGTTCTTGAGCGTAAAGAAGGACTAACTTCGCCAAAAGAGAAGTCATTTAAAGGAATCTTAATTCGAGCCATCAACTTCTCCTTTCGGAGATGAACCTCGATGTTACAAGCTTTCTTGATGTCTGCTGTTGTGAATCAAGAGTTTTAGCTTGTTGCATTAATTGTTGAGCCTTTTTTTCCATCATCATAGAAAGTTGCTCATCTCTTGCAATGCCAAGCGCAAAAGAACTAGCTAGCGCATACTCAACAGCAAGCGTAAAGTAACTTGGAAAATCAACCTCGAACGCCCTAAAAGTATAATCTAAAACAACTTGATCAGCCTCAGATGTATCTGAATATAATTTATTGCCATATATTCTATACTCAATCAAAAGATCATTTACAGTTGCGGCATGAGGCATAAGAAAGCCAGATGGCAATTGATATGCAAAATTAAAACGGCCTGTTGGTATATCTGTTAATCTATTTAACACGCTTTGATTTGTGGCAAATCTCCAGCGTGATGCACATAAAGCGGTGCGCACACTATCTTCATACAGATTTGCGGCCACAAGTGCCTCTGTGCTATCACTGTCAAAAGAAGTGATAGGATCAGCCCCAATTAAAATTAAGGCTCTTGATGATATATCTAAACCTGAGTTAGCTACTGTGGATGGCATATGAGTAAGGGGAGGGTTGCCCCTCCCCCCTCTCTTTAGTCAGTGTCAGTAACTGTGATTGCAGTACCATCAGCAATATCTACTGTGCTTCCATCATTAGAAAGCACAACAGAAATGCCAAGTGTTGGTGCATTGTTATCGTAAACAAAAACAACATCGCCAACATTCATCATGCTAGCCGCATTGTTAAAGTAACCTGATGCACGAACAACACTTAGTGCGTCTACAGAGGAATAAAACCACATATTGTAGCCACCACCAGAAGCCATATTAGTCAGGCCAGAAGCAGAATAAGCCATTTATTCCTCCTTATGTGTTGTTATCCAAGACTTCATAGACACCATTGTCATCAATGACAACAGCACCCATGGACATCATGGAAGTTGCAAGGTGTGACGCTTTTTGCGGCACATAGTTGATTTCAGTGGCAACATCAGAGTTAATCCCAAGACCAACAGCAGTTGTGTGGTAAGCCATATTCTTACCAGCAGTAACGGCTGAAGTTGAGAAAATCTTGAAGCCAAGGAACTCTTTCATTGTCATGCCGCCAGCATATGGCAGATTTTGTTCGCCAACAAAGTCGCTTGAAGCAAACTCAGTAATTGCAAACAAATCAGCATATCCTTTTGGATTCATGGCAATGTAGCGTCCACCGTCTTCTGGAATGTCTGCCGCACCAAAAGTTTCAAATACAGAAAGAAGATCTGCTTTTTCAAGTGCAGAGCTAGTATTATGAATTTGAGTTGCGTTTGCGCCAGCATCCATAGCAGTAATCAACAACTCATCAGTCTTACGACCAAGAGCGGCGGCGGCTGACATAGCAACAGCTTGACGCTCATCAATGTTGGTCTTCAACTCATCGAGTTTGTCGATGTATTCTGCGGCGTAGAAGTCAGACATTGTTGCTTCTACATTAGTGTGGACTAGCTCCATGCTAGTAATGTCGCCATTACGCGACTTGGTTGAAGCAGAACCAGCACCGATTTTTTGGAAACGTACAATGTTTCCGCGCACATTACCTACAGTACGCACAGTGTTGCGAAGTTTCGAACCCATGCGTTGGTAAGCCATGTGAACTTCAGTCTCGAACTGCTTAATAAAGGCTTGGTCAATAGTATTAGCCATCTTAAGCTCCTAAAAAGAAAGTTTCACTACAAAGCACAGTTGTCCGTTTCGCTCTTCAACCAGTTATCCCTATGGGGCTGTCCGTTAGAAACAGGCTGTATATTACTGGAATCTCACGGTAATTGAATCTGTGCAACGCACAAAACGTAAACAAGAGAAGCCATTTATGATTGTTGGTTCTTCCGCAAACATAAAGCCTAATGAACACAGCCACTTAATTGTATGCTCATGATCTAAAGGAACTACATTTTCAATAGTATCATAAAGAGATATCATGTAATTAACCATATTAATAGAAACTCTAACAAATTTTAGAGGGTTCTCATCAATTACATTTGACCCCAACATCCAAACAATGCCGCAGTTTATTTCAGAATGTGATAAAATAGGAGATAAACCAAACATGCAAACAGGTTCATCTTTATAAAGACCTGTCCATGTTATAGCATCTGGATTTGCAAGCGGCTCATGCAAGGCTCTCCAAGGGCTTGAACCATGAATCATGCACTCTCTTATGTCAGTAGAGCGAAGACGATGTTGTAAATAAGAAGCATGTTCGCTTGTTGCTTTTAATATTTTTACATCACCGTCTTCATGAAATGCATTAGCGGTAGAGTTTGGAAAAACCTTCTTGGACTTTTTGTACATATGATGGATCTCTCTTTGCTGGATTCCAATATCTATCGTCCATCATCATAGAACGCAGATCTTTTTCAGATGTTTGCGGTAGAATTTTTGAATCATCGCTAGGAGACGCTGAACCCATTTTTTGCATAATAAATTCTAAAGCCTCAATGCCTTTTGCTGTTGAACCAATTTGAAGTACAGCTTCTTTGTATTCTTCTGGAAAAAATTTGTTTGACCAAAGATCAACAGCTTCAATTCTTGCATCTGCATTATCACCAAGCTTCTGCTTTTCTGCATCAAGATCTGGCTGAGTTGCTTGAATAAATTCTGCATATTTGGCAATGCCAGCCTCAAACTCTTCTTGTGAGTATGCATTTTCAAATGCATGATTAGCCCACCAATTAAACAAATCATTGTCTGTTGCCAACTCTGGATCAATTGATTCTGGCAATTGATAATCACCAACTGAAGCTGGTCTGTTTTCAACAGCCGCCGCTTCAAATTCTTCAATTAACTTATTACGCAGTGCTTCCTCACCCTGCCCCATACGTTGCTCAAGAGAAGCATAAGAGTTTGCTAATTCTTCTGGCGACTTAAATTTTTCTGGCAACCATTCTGGACGCTCAGATACCGCCTCTTCAGATTGCGTTTCTACTGCTTGGTTTTCACTTTCCATTTGATCTCACCTTTTCTCCGTGAACAATACGTCTTTCAATTAAGCCAACAAGATACCTTTGCCCTTCCTGATGACGCAAAGCATCATTAGAAACGGCTGGCCCATTAACGGCTTCAATTGTTATTGAGCGTAAATATTTAAGGATAGCTTCGCCTGTTGGCGTTCTGAACAATGTTGTAAAGTTTTGAGAGATTTTATCTTCTTCAGATTTTACTCTTTCAAAACCGTCAAGACCCAAGTGTCGTGACATCTGGCATTTCACCTGTTTGTTGTGCTTGTTGTAACTGTTGTGCCATTTGGATCATCTGCTGTCTTTCAAAAGAATCTCTAACCAAGTTATCTGGAACGCCAAACTTCTTAGCAAGATAAACAGCAACATCTTCTGAACTAATTAATAAATTCAAAGTAGCTGGCCCAAATGTATTTGCAACCAAACCAATAAACCTTGAAACAGAAGCAATGTCTTGATTAGCTTGTGCTTGCGCTAAAGGAGACACAGATTTAACTTTTACTTCTCTTCCATTGATTGTTGGAATCTCGATTCTACCTTGTTTTTTAAGAATGTAAACTACTCTTTGCAAGATTGGTTGCACCATTTCAGCTTGCAATCTGCCAAAAGCAGAACCAATTCTTCTTGAAAGATCAGCCATTCTTTCTGCAACTTCAGTAGCAGATGCTGGTGTTCTGTTTGGGTCGCCAAGCATATCATTGTATAATGCACGTTTAATATTATTACGCATATCACCAAGGATAAGATTAGCAACATTAAAGTCGCCAGCAGAACGTATTGGTTGTAACCCAGCAGATCCTACTGCTTTTGGAATAATAGTCCCTGGGACTAGATTAATAGTGTCAGTATTTATAACGCCATCATCATCCATTTGATAAACGCCAGATATAGACATCTGTGCATTTTCAAGAATCAACTCAATAGTAAGGTTAGTTGTTTTAATTGCACTAAGCGCATTGACAAGTGGACCTCTGCCATAAATTTCACCAGATGCTTTAGACCAACGGAAACAAATATATGGGTTTGAGCCAACACCTTTAAACTGCTCAAAGAAAATAATATCTTGATTCTCTGCATCAATAACAAAGAAATCATGTTTTTCTTCGTTAATTTTTTCATAATTTTTACAAACCACTTCAATCAACCTAACTTTGGAATCAGGTGCGGTTTGCATCATTCGCATTAGTTTTTCGGAAAGTGTCGCCTTCGGATACGCAATAAGAATCTCCGAAACCTTGAGATTTCTTTCTCTATAAACATGGTCAATTTTGTCGTCGACACCAGTGTCCAGCACGACAGACGGAAGCGGTATCGCGTTAAAACGAATCGGCTGTATTGCATCACCTTCTTGCGCAAGCAAGACACCTGTGCCAACAGCCAAGTCCATAAAGCTTTCATGTACCTCTTGCCCAAAGTTAGAGTTTTGCAAAACCTCAAATACATATTCTGTGACCTCATCTAACTGATTATTAACATCGTCAGCTTGATCTTTTGGAATCTCAGATCCAGCAATTAAGTCTGCCCACCTAGCAAAGTTTGGCACTAATCCAGACTGCAATCTTGATGCAAATTCTTGAACGCCAACAACGGCAGTTTCATCAAAGATACGATCATCTCTGCGTTGCCCAGGGGTTTCAGAATAAAAACTCTGCCTCATTGGAAGAGCGTATTCATAACACTCATCAAACAATGGCTCAAATAATGCTCGCTGAGATTTGGCGCGATCATACATAGAAAGAAGTTGTTGCGCTGTTTTATGCATTAAAGCGTCTCGTCAATATAGCCTATGCCACCTTTAGACCCTGTAAGCAAAGACATGCCGCCAGAACCTTTTTTCTTTTTAGCAACTGTTTCCTCAAGGGCTTTTGCTTTTGCTTCCATTTTTTTTTGTTGCTCCATACGCTCTTGATTTTCACGCTCAATTGCAACATTTGGATCAACAGAGGGAGTTCTTGGGCCACTACCTAAACACATAACAAATCTCCTTTGTAAAACAACTACACAATGCATTTATGCATATCAACGCACAAATTACATTTTAGACCATAAACCTTGTCGTCTTTTTTTAGGTTGGCGAGTAAAGACATCAAAGTTTCTGCCAGCTTGAAAAGGTTTTGGTGTGATGGCCTGATTCCTTAATATTGCTCTACCCTCTCCACTGCCAAGCATTAGATATTGTAATGCGTCATGTATGTGTGAAAAATGATTCTTTTCTGGCTTATCATCATACCTTTCGCCAGATACTTGCATTCTTCTGTATTGGTATCCACCCTCAAAACCTTTGATAATTGTTTTGCACCTTGGATCAATTAACAAGCCAGAGTGACCATCAACCATTCTTCCTAGAGGTGCAGATACAGATTCCAAGCGCAATGTAACATCATTTGATGGTGCAGGGCGAGCATTTAATCCAGCACCTCTTAATATTTGAAATGGTGTTGATTCATCTGTCTGCGCACGAAAGTCACCAGCAGGGTCGCCAAATATAATTACCTCATTAGTTGAATAACGTGTAGCTAATTCCAATCTAAGCAATTCGCTAAACTTCACAATACCCATATCAAAAGCAACTAACTCTTGAAGTATAAGCCAACGCCCCCTAACTTTTTGTCCGATAACGCCAGCAGGGGTTAGACCGAAATCAAGCCCAACATAGATAGGAACATTGGCGGCAACAGGTATTTCTTCTCTTGCTACATGCACATCGCTTGCAAACATTGGGTACACAGGTTTACCGTCTTTGATACTTCCAAGGCGGTTCATCACATATACATCTATCCAACTTTTCGTCTTCCCCATTACGATGTTCTTGTAGTAGTCTTCCCTCATATTGCTTGCGTTTTCTGCGTTCGCGTTTCGCAAATATCCTATGATATTCCCCTCTTCGTCCTTCTCTTCTACCATCCCTGCCGCCTGAGTGTAGAACTTCCAATTGTCTGGTTTTACCAACATTCTTGCTTCTTCTTTTGTTATGTGATCTGGAATTGGAACTTCGCCTGACATGATGGGCCACCAATGATCCTCCTCTGGTGCGTTAGTATCAGCAATCACACCTGTCCAAGTGCAACCACCATCTTTCATAGAAGGGAAACGACCGACACGCATAGTACACGCATCAATAATTGACTTTGGTATTTCTCTTGCCTCATTGATCCATATGCCAGTTAATTCAAGAGACAAAAGTTTTTTTACATCCTCTGGCCTATCAAGCGCAAGAAAGATAACCTCTAGGTCAACGTCAGCTTTTTTAATGTGATGCGTATATGGAACAGACCATAGAAACTTGCCCCATGTTTCTTCTGGAAACCAATCTAACCATGTTTTAATTGTGGTGGTTCTTAACTGTGGGTTTGTATTTCTAATGATTGCCCATCGAGATTTACGAACACCTTCAGAGTTTTTTTCCTGTTGCAAAGCGCGGCGAAAGACTTCAATGCAACACCCTACTGACTTTCCCGAACCAACTGGACCACGAAGACCCCGAAAGAACGAATCATCTTTAAGAAACGATTTAAGAACTTCGCCATCTGGTTTATACTTAAAGTTGGTCAACTCTGTGATCCTTGCCAAATTTAATCATGCGTTCAATGACCTCTGGCCCAATAACGGCAATAACTTTATCAGCTTCACGATCTGTACAAAATTGCTCTGGATGGTGAACAAGGTGGACTTTCTTCACTATTGTGCGAAGCATGTCTCGCTCTTGCTTATTAAGTGTGTGTAAGAAACTCATCTATATTTCTTTGTCTTTTTAGCTATGGATTCGGGTTGCTTTGAAAATTGTTTACCCTGTTTTATAGCCTTTCTTTTTGCGGCTGTCGATGCCGCATATTCAGATGATGATAGATTTTTAATTGCAGCTTCTGGCAAATAACGCTCACCAGTTGCTTCAGAACCTTGCGTTGAAGGTTTGCCGCTCTTAGTGCGCCATTTTTGTTTTGTCCAAGCGCGTAAAGATTTCTGTGATGGCTTCATGATGTATAACCGCCACCTTTAGCTTTATAAGCCTTTGCTAGCATCTGCGCCTTGCGAGCAGACCACTGACCAGACTTACCACCCTTATCGCCAGCCTTAATTCTTTCAAACAAAGCTTTGCGCATTTTAGGTTTTGTATAATTACCAGCTTCGTTTACAGGCATTACTTTTTCATCTTTGCTTTAACAATTTTTTTCTGCAACTCTTTCGGCAAAGTTTTTTGTTGCCCAGTAAGCATTGACTTCTTTGCTGGACGACCTACCTTTGAACCATAAGTACCTTTACCCATCGGCATGATTACTTTCCTTTCTTTGCTTCCTTTTGTTTCTGATATCTAGCTAAAAGCCTTCTGCCTTTAGCAACTGCACTTGCTTTATCGCCATTATGACCCCAAGCCACAAGTGACAATTTTAATCTGGTTGGTCTACCCTTCTCATCTTTAAGTGGGCCTTTAGCTGAACCCATCCTTACAAGAAAGCTTCCCTTCCTTCTCAACTTCTCTGGTGTATCTGCCGCCCCCTTTACAGGTGCTTTTAGATTCCCTTTCTTGCCAGACTTTGTGCGATAAGAGGCGCGACCTTTGGGATTTAGCCCACCCTTTGGATCTTGTCCCTCTTTGCGTTGCCATGCTGGTGTTTTACTCATTTAGGTGCATTCCCAAAAGAATCAAACCCACCTTGACCAGCATTACCAACATCAACGCCAGAAGTAGGAGATGAGAAATCTTTTCCACCGCCCTTTTGGTTTAACAATGTAGGCTTCTTTTTCTTTGCTGGTGTTGCAACAGAAGTTGTTGTTGAAGATTGCGATTTACTTCTGTTCATCATATTAAGACACATAATAATCTCCTAAGCCATCTAAGAATTCATAAACTCAGTTTCCATTCATAGCTGTGCGTTCTTCCACAACTTCTTCCAAAGTACGCCGCTGTGGTGGTATTGGCACTGACATTGATAGTTTATCTTCTTGTGGCTTCTGTGGTGGCAATGGAACGCCAGATTGAACTTCTGCTGGTGCTTCTTGTGGTGCTTCTTCAGCTTCTGCGCTTTGAAACAAAGTTGCTGATATAGTGTCCCACAAAGATTTGCGTCTAGGTGTCATAGGGCCTTCAAGATTGAAAGTCTTTGATGCAACATCAAACTCAGGCTCAAAAGCATTTGGAACAATTTCTGGCTCATTAGGAATAACAATACGAACCTTCATGTTGTTTGGGTCGCCCTCTGCCATTAACTTTTCACCAAAATATCTGGCGTAAAAATATGGACTCCATGTTTGTGACTGCTTCACAACTGTTTCGCTAAAGGTATCTACTTCACCAGAACGAGCAAAATCATATATATCGTGTACAACATATTGCCCATTAACTTTTGAAAATGTAAAAGAACCAAGCGCAAGCTTCAACTGTCTAGCAATGTTTTGTTCCGCTTCAGCAAGCTCAGAAGCAGAAAGAGATTCATCGTCAAGACCAAACAGCTTGTTGTAGTCCCTATAAGTGACAACCCTGCTTACCTGACCATCTTTCAGATCAGGAAACAATGTCTGCCCCATCATGCGCAATACTTCTAAGGTTTCGCCGTTAACATCTTTCTCAGTTAATACCTTCTTACCGCCACCAAGAAACTCTGGCGTTAGAGCATTCATAATACCCTTTAAATAAAAATTCTGGTGTTCTTTCAGAAGTGGTTTGGCTTCTACATCTTCTAGTGTGTAAAACATGAACCTTGTGGCCTAAAAAATTTTTGCAATGTTGCAATATGCGCTAATGCTTACAAAAACATCAACGCACAAATCTCGCATGTATCCATAAGCAGAAAAACACCAAAATCAACATGGGTTGCAAAAACACAAACAAGATTAAATTCCACGCCTCATAAGATATGCCTGTCATAGTCTCTAACCAAACTATGGCATCAACGCATAACCAAAAGAACCAATCAATATACTCAGTCATTGCATATATGCTACAGAACCTTTGTGGCAATAATGTGATTGAAGGGCGGGGTCGAGGGGGGACAGTGCAAGTTTTTGACCCCCCACTAGACTGGATCATATGGTCGCTGGCAGAAAATTGCCAGCACCCATGTCAATCCGATTGGGCAAGCCCATAGCGGATTGACTAACAATGTCTTGCCCATTCGGGCAAGGCCTTATGATAAGTCTATGTTGACAGAGATATCCCCAGCGTGCAAGTGCATATGCCGCTCAGGGGCTTTGAAGCCAGCTCTGTCCAAGATGTCCTTGCTAGCTTCCAACTGTACATACTCTGACTTCGCCCCTGTCGCTAACTGAACAAGCTTGCTAGCGGCAACCGTAGCAGACACGCCCATAGTCTCACCAATCCTCTGCATCATATAGGCTTGCACATGCGGAAGCCGCAAAGCCTTGCTGGCTGTCACTCTTCCAGCCTCACCCTTGGCATATCCAGCCATCCCAGCGGCTTCCTTGATACTGCACCCATTTGCTACGAGCGCATCCACAAGTGCTGTCTGTTTAGTAGTTAATGGTCTACTCACTGATGTCATCACCCTGCCTCTGAACCCCCCCTGTGTCCCCCCCTTATGCCGCATTCTGC